AGAAGACACGATACGGTCAAGGCACATTCCCATGGGAACTACGTGCCCGTGGTGTCAATGAGTTAGCCGACTTCTCTCCAGAACTAGACTGGGAAACTCTACGTGGTCAAATGAAACAGTATGGTGTACGCAATGCCACACAAATGGCAGTGGCACCTGTAGAGTCCAGTTCAGTGGTTATTAACTCAACCAATGGTATTGAAATGCCAATGAGTTTGATCACAGTGAAAGAATCCAAAGCAGGAAGTCTAACACAGGTTGTACCCGAGTATCACAAACTAAAAAACAAATATCAGTTAATGTGGGAGCAACAGGACTGTGATGGCTACTTGAAGACAGCTGCTGTGATTGCTGCCTACACTGATCAGTCAATCTCAACTAACACATTTTATAACCCAGCGCATTTTGCGGATCGTAAAGTTCCTACAACATTAATTGCCAAGAACTTGATGCAAGCACACTACTGGGGATTGAAAACATTCTACTACAGTTTGATCAACAAAGCTGGCAGTAAATCGACCAACACACAACCCAACAATGTCCAGGCTGCAGAGGCTGTTGACTATGACGACGTTGAAGACTGTGAAAGTTGCAAATTATAATTTAGGAAATAGTATGAAGAAAAGAAACTACACACCAGAAACAGTAAAGAAACTACAAGGGTCAGTTCAAATCGAACACACCTTGGCCCGCCGAGGTGCAAAGAAGTTGCGCGAGCTTTTGGCCACTGAAGCATTTGTGCCAACACTGGGCGCCTATGTAGGACAACAAGCAGTTCAACATGTTAAAGCTGGACTCAAAGCCATTTATCTATCAGGATGGCAAGTGGCAGCTGCCAACAACACAGCCAATACCACATATCCTGATCAAAGTTTGTATCCAGTAAACTCTGTGCCCACTGTGGTCAAAGGAATCAACAATGCTTTCCGCAGAGCTGATCAAATGCAGACATTAGAAGGCTCTGGCAACATTGACTTTTATGCTCCTATTGTGGCAGACGCAGAAGCCGGATTTGGTGGTGCGTTAAATGCATACGAACTAATGTATCACATGATTGAAGCAGGTGCTGCAGGTGTACACTTTGAAGACCAGTTAGCATCAGAAAAGAAATGCGGACACTTAGGTGGCAAAGTATTGGTACCCACACGTCAAATGATTCGTACACTCAATGCCGCACGTTTGGCAGCAGACGTAGCCGGAGTTGACACAGTGATCATGGCTCGTACAGATGCAGAAGCCGCAACACTTATCACCAGCGACATTGATCCAGCTGATGCGCCATTTATCGATGGCACACGCACCGAAGAAGGTTTTTATGGATTCAAGAATGGCATTGATGCTTGTATAGCACGCGGACTTGCTTATGCTCCGTATGCTGACTTGTTATGGTTTGAAACATCAACACCAGATCTAGCACAAGCTCGTAAGTTTGCTGATGCTATTCATGCTGTGTATCCGGATCAGATGTTGGCCTATAACTGTAGCCCTAGCTTTAACTGGCGTAAATTCCTCACTGAAGATGAGTGTGCTCAGTATCAGATTGAGTTGGGTAAATTAGGATACAAGTTTCAGTTCATTACGTTGGCAGGTTTTCACTCAGTTAATCTCGCTACGTTTGAATTGGCAGAAGCTTATAAGGCACGTGGTATGGCCGGTTACAGCGAAATGCAACAACGTGAATTTGCTGCAGGTGATCGTGGATTTACCACAGTTAAACATCAAAGCGAAGCAGGAGTTCCGTACTTTGATGCCATTGCTACAGCAGTTGGCGCAACATCAACAGCAGCCATGGCACACTCTACAGAGAAAGATCAGTTTTAATGTTAGAAACTATATGTGATATAATGGTAGACGCTTACAAGCGTAATTGGATTACTAGTCGTGACGGTAATGTAAGCATTCGTCATCACGACCGTGATCACTTTTATATCACTCCTAGTGGTGTACGTAAGCAAACACTACAACCTGATCAATTTAAAAAAATTGGTATTATGTATCAGCCTGTCAACAGATGGAATTGGACAGACTTACCATACACTGATATCAGCTCCAAACTGCGACCCAGTGGCGAGATTCCTCTGCACTTTGGCCTACAGCGACAAATGGGACAACATTCAGGCGAAGTTCGAGTTGTAGTACACGTTCATCCTACTTACTGTATTGCGGCCATGCATGCTGGAATTGATCTTAGCACAGTTAGTGATGCGTTTCCAGAACTCAACCGTTACACCAAGGTAGCACCCAATGTAGGTGATGTACCACCGATCAGTCAAGAATTAGCCGATCGGTGTTTTGAAAAATTACAGCTGGATAATGCTGGAAATATTGCCTACGATATAGTGGGCATTAAAGGACACGGTGTAGTTGCCATTGACACAAGCCCGTGGCGTGCTTACGAGCATATTGAAAGATTAGAACACATTTGCAAGATAGTACTTGCATCAGGAAACTACTAAAATGAGCAAACAACAATACAATTTAAATACCAAAACAGATTACCTACATCGCAAGATGTTTTTGGACCCAGCTGGGCCTGTGACCATTCAGCGTTTTGAAGAAGTTAAGTACAACAAGATTGTTAAATTTGAACAAGAAGCACGTGGATTCTTTTGGGTCCCAGAAGAAGTGTCATTGACCAAAGATGCCGCAGACTTCAAGGATGCATCAGACACAGTGCGTCATATTTTTACATCAAACTTGTTGCGTCAAACAGCATTGGATAGTTTGCAAGGTCGTGGCCCTACACAGGTATTCACACCTGTGTGTTCAATTCCAGAATTGGAAGCATTGATGTACAACTGGAGTTTCTTTGAAACCAACATCCATAGTCGTAGTTACAGTCACATCATCCGTAACATCTACAACGTGCCCAAGGATGCATTCAACTCAATTCATGACACCAAAGAGATTGTTGACATGGCAAGCAGTATTGGACACTACTATGATCTGTTGCACGTGATCAACTGTCGCAAAGAAGCGGGCGAAGCAGTGGACGAACGCGAACATGTCAAGGCTATTTGGTTAGCACTCAACGCCAGCTACGGGTTAGAAGCATTCCGCTTCATGGTCAGCTTTGCTACAAGTCTTGCAATGGTTGAAAATCGTATCTTTATTGGCAACGGCAACATTATCAGTCTGATTCTTCAGGATGAAATCCTGCACAAAGAGTGGACAGCTTTCTTGATCAATCAAGTGGTCAAAGAAGATCCACGTTTTTTAGCAGCTAAAGTTGAATGTGAAGCCGAAGTGTATGCCATGTACCAAGATGTTATACGTGAAGAAAAGCAGTGGGCAGATTACTTGTTCAACAAAGGACCAGTGATTGGACTCAATGCATCTATTCTCAAAGACTTTGTGGATTACACTGCTGCAGGTGCTCTCAAAGAGATTGGTATCAAATATCAAACTCCTGCACCAAAGACTACACCAATTCCTTGGTTCAACAAACACGTTAATACCAGCAACAAGCAAACAGCACTACAAGAAAACGAATCTACTAACTATGTAATTGGTGTAATGTCAGACACACTTGACTACAACGCATTACCTAGTCTATAATAACAAACAGGAGAAAATTATGAAAGCAGTAGTATGGTCAAAATATCATTGTCCTTTTTGCGATCAGGCAAAAGCATTGTTGACACAACGAGGAATTGAGTTTGAAGAAAAGAAAATTGGTGATGGTTATACCAAAGAAGATTTATTAGAAGCAGTACCCACAGCCCGCACAGTTCCTCAAATCTTTTTAGATGGTGAGTTAATTGGCGGATTTACAGAACTTAGAAAACACTTAGGATAACATGAGAAACATTGAAAAAGAACTAGTTTATACAATCAAAATTGCCAATGGCGATGAAGTAGTTACAAAAGTAGTAGACATTGACGAAGATGGAAACTATATTATCAGCAAACCGCTTACTGTAGTTCCGGGTCCGCAAGGCATACAAATGATCATGAGTTTGTTTACAGCAAATCCTGACAAAAATTACTCACTAAATAAAAGTCAATGCTCAATGATTGCACTAGCACGTGACGAAGTGCGGGACAGCTACATCGAAGCAACCACAGGTATTAAGCCTGTGACAAACAAAATTTTAATGGGATAATACAATGCCGGGAAGAGTACAGAGACAAGGCGATCCAAACGTAGCAGGCGGCATTATTAAAAAAGGCGATCCGTCGGTGTTGATCAATGGCCGCCCAGCAGCGTCACCTGGAACCTCTGTTACACCTCATCCACCGTGCAGTCCAAAAAATTTCATACATTGTGTAGCTTCTACTACAGGTGGAAGTCGAAGTGTGTTTGTTAATAAAAAACCATTGCTAACCGGCAGTGACAAAGATACGTGTAGCCATGGTCGTGCCACGGGTGGTAGTAAAGATGTAATAGTTGGCAAATAATGACAATACTAGGCACATTAAGTTCTGTTAATCTCATTGCTGGCGCAGGTATATTAGGCAACATTGGTGGAGTTGCCATTGGTGCCAATGCTGAGTTAACCGGCAACATCAGTGCCTATACTAGTGTTCCTGTAGTGAGTCAATTTGCCGCAGTTGCCGGCACCGGATATATTTCTATCAACATTGTGGCCAACACTTTTCCAGCGTTGACCAATGCTATTCCCACTGCCTATCAAGGTTCTTTGGGTAGTGGCACAATGACTGCAAAAATTAATACACAATCAGGAAACATTCTTGGCGGTGGTGATTTGGGAAAATTCGAACAAATATTTAACTCATCCAGCGGATATCAACAACAGGTAAATCAATTTATCAAGAGTACACTTAATGCCACAGATCCAAATGTGGTCACAGGATTCACCAGTCAAGACAATACTATCACCGGTGGGTTCAGTGAGGTTACTCAGGCCTTTGCTGCCTTTAGTGCTGACGTAGCCCAATTAGGTTCGTTGATTGATTTAAACAACTTAAATAATTTAGGTAGCCCTGCAGCATTGTTAGAACAGATAGCTACATTAAGCAATCCAACTCCAGGTCTAACAACAGCGTTATTAAGTGTAGGAATAAGTCAAGATGCTATAGACAACATTGGTACTACAACATTTACTCCAGCTGAACAAAAATTAATTTATCAGGCCATGACCAAAGTGACTGGTACAGACCTGGCACAAATTTTAAAGTTGCTGAGAGTAACCACCGCCGGTATTACCACCATGGCCGACCTGTTGAATCCTTACAAGATATTTCCTCGCAGTTACATAA